ATGTCCACTTGATTCGTTGACGTTACCACTACCACGTGATGAAACGCCTAACTTTACACCACTAGACAACATTGACTGAACAATCATGCCCATTGGGGTTGGTAAAATTTTAAGTTTACCATATCCACAAGGACCGTCCATCCACATCTGTTCAATCATATGTGTTACACGATCCAAGTTAATTTTTAAGTCATCTGGATGATCTAATTCACCTAGTACACTATAACCACCTTTGAGTTGTTCATTGATGGTTTCAACGGCTTTAGAAATTTCGTGAACGGGATATACACGTTGGTTAGCGTTCTTCACGCCTCCCTCAATGAATATCCCTTTCATAAACAGATTCTTGCCTTTACCGTCGGCAGCATCTTCACTTATGATCTGGATGCCTGCTTGGTTAAAAGTTAAATCTTCTTTTAGGTACAAAGCCATTTCGTGTCCTAATTATTTCTTACCAGTGTTTTGTACTTGTACAGACTTCTTGGCTACTGGAACTGAACCGTCGGTTGTTGCACCTTCTGGTTTCTTAGCAGTTTCTTTAGTCTTAAATGCTGTCTTGCCAGCGTTAGAGCCAGGAGCGTTTTGGAACTTCTCATTGCTGAAAGTTGTTTCGCCTTTGCTGTAAACGTTCTTTGGCTTAGTGTATGCTTTGCCATCTGGGCTTTGGTTGTTGCCTTTGCCGCTTAGGATGTTGCCTGCATCACCGCCGAAATCAGGACCGCTTTCTAGGCCAACGCTTTTTGTGTTTTGCTCACCACGTTGTCCGCCCATCTCGCCTGTACCTGCACCAGCCATTTTGCCTGTTGGGCTTGTTTGCTCGCCTTTGTAGATTTCGCCGATCTTGTCAACGTATTCTTTCATGATCTCTACGTCGGTCTTGCGATATGATTCCATTTTGCCTGAACCAGACTTGCCAGAACCGCTCATGCCTGAACCAGACTTGCCGCTACCAGACTTGCCAGAACCGCTCTTAGCAAAAGGATTCTCACCTTCAACTACTGCTTCTTCTTCTTGGAAGTCTTCTTGTGACTCGTCCATGTCGAAGTCGCTTTCGCCTTCTTCGTCTCCCATGCCGCCTTCGTCGCCCATGTCGTCCATGCCGCCTTCGTCGCCCATGTCGTCAGCTCCGCCTTCGTCACCACCTAGCATGGCTTTTAGGTCAGCTAATTGTGATTCTAGTTCATCCATCTTGCCTAGGATTTCTGAATGCTCATCGCCTTCACCACCCTCGTCACCGAATGTTTCTTCTCCGCCGAAGTCTTCGTCGTCGCCCATGTCGTCACCGCCAAGTTCGATTTCACCAGCTTCTTCATCGTCTTCACCAAGGCCCATGTCTTGTGCAGCATCGTCTTGGTTGGTAATATCTTGTACGAAACCTTGGGCTTGATTGCCACCGATTTCTTCGTCCATCAAAGACTCATAAATGTCGCGTGATTTCTCAACGACTAGTTGATGGAATAATTCTTTCGCAGCAGCTTCATCGTCATTGATGATGTGCTCAATTAGTTTTTCATATTTGTTCATTAAGGAACTCCTTTAAATTTGGCTTTGTAAAGTTATTTACATAACTACGCAGTTTTATAGGTAATATGCGTGTTTTTAAAGGTGTTTTGCCGAGCTAATCCGTAAAATACTATTACAGTACTGTTACATTGCAGGCATTCCGCCCTCGGCCGGCGGTGCTGCGTACTGTGCTTTTACGTTTTCTAACTTCTTTTCAAACTCAAATTTACGCACATCATTGGCCATTCTCAAGCGATTTAGGTGTGCTAATGTAAGTCTAGTCTTACGTAGATCACCCAATTTCATGTGGCTGTTATCGTCTTTTTCAGACTGATATCCAGGCTTTGCAGGGCCGGGTGTTTCTAGTAAGTCGTGTATAAACATGTTGTTATTTAGCCAAAAGGTGTTATGCTACGCCAGGTACACCAGCGGGTGCGGGTGCAGCTCCGCCAGCTGCAGGTGCGGCTCCTGCTTCGGCTCCGGGCATGCCTTCGGCTCCGGCATCGGGAGTAACTGCCTCAAGGTCACTAGCAAGGCCTCCAGGAGTAACACCTACGTTACGCAAGTTGGCTTGTCCTGGATCTGCAGAGTCTGCTTTGCCTTTTTCTTCGGCCCACATCATTTCGTTTTCTGCCATTTCTGTTTCGCTTAGTCCTAGATATCGTTGCATTAAGAAACGCTTACTAAAGTAAGGCAGGGGTTCTAACTGTGTAAATGTAGCAATCTTGGCACTGTCAATGTCGGCTTGACGATATTGTGCAAAGTTTTGTGGGGGATTAAACTTTAAATCAAAGATTTGTCCGTCAATGTTAATGCCTCTCCAGCGCATAAACATCTTAAATTCTGCGTCTAGTTTATCTACAATCATTGACTGTAGGCGCAAACAGTATTGGTTAAAGCGCCATTCTTGGATCAGTGCAGTACCAACTTTACCATCATTAAACGAACTTCCCCCATTATCATCCCCTGTGGGGTGTGGCAAGTAACTGCTAGGGATACGCAGACCGCGGAATAGTTTGTTTGTAAAGAATTTCAAGTCTGTGATCTCACCTAAGTTTTGACCACCGGGCAGGATTTCCACACTACTTCCACGTCCGCCTTCCGCTTGAGGAAAGAAGAAATCTTCGTTTGTGCTTAATGGGTTATATGTAGCATCCATCATGTTCTGCCCACCGGCAGTTTGTGTTGGAATTCTACGTTGACTAATTTCGTTTTTAATACGTTCCACAAAGGCCATGGCCATGTGTGTGGGCATGTTACCTACGTCAATTTTGAACATACGACGCTCAGGGGCACGTTGTACTCGATAGATAATGATAGCGTCTTCAAGCAGTTCTTTCTGCTTGAATACTTTAAAGATGTTTTCCAGTACCGAGTTACCAAATGGCCAGAATATGTCTAAGCCTTCTGTCAAACTTAGGTGTACTACGTGTTCAGCATTAACTACCGCTTCGTTTTGTGCATGACTGAAACGGCTACCGCCCGAATATGGGCTACGTGGTTGTGTATATGCACCACTGGGTCCGCCCACTTGCGGGTGATTAGTGAATGTATCCGATGTACTAACTGCGGTCACAGTCAAGTTCTGGAAGTTGGGGTTGATGTCTTTGATTACATATTGCTCGGGCTTTTTGCCGTCACTTTCGTTAACAATCACTTTTGTAACTTTGTTCATCTCGACCCAGAACAGTTTGAATGTTTCTGGATCACGGATAAACACTTGGTCACCGTATTTGATTGTGTTACGCACAATCTTAAAGATACGTTTGTTTAATTCGTTTAGACTTACCCACTGTTGCAGTTGCTCTTTAATGATTTTAACTTCGTTGTCAGTGGGCTTTTCATGAAAGTGCAAGTCAAATGCACTGAGGTTTTCTTCGTTCTTTTGGCTTGAGAATTCTGCTAAGATATCTAGGGCAGCATTGACTTCTGAGTCCATGTCCATTTGTTCGTATTGGTTATAACGCTCAACTCTGTTGGGGTGTCCAATATAAACTTCGGGCAAGGTGCTGGCCATGCTGCGATAAGCAGGGTTAGCCAATTGTGTAGTACTGGCACTGCCTATGGGACTTATTTGCCCCTGTACATTACCAGTTTTAAAATATTTTTTCCAGGTCGCCATTGTGTTTTCCTAGGTGTAACGTATTTATAGCATTACATGCTTACGTTAAGAAGTTTTTGTGACACACCCAGCATGTCATCATGCTTGCCCATTGCCTCACCGTGCATTTCTGCCAATTTGTCAGTTATACCTGACAAGAAATCTTTTAAGTCGCCTTCAGTGTATTTTGCTTCAATGGGAGCATTCATCTTTTTAAACTCTGGATTGTCAGATTCTAGTTTGGCAACTTTCTCTGCTAATTTTTCATATGCTGTTTTAAAATCCTCAGACTGGTTGCTCTGTATGTCCACTAGATTGCTCATCAAACTGTCCAGCATGGATTTACTTGCGGATGCCTGTGTGTAATCTGCAAGAGCTGCGGGATTGGCACTTGCTCCTGCTCCACCAGACAAGTCTGCCATACTACCAACTTTTTTGGCCCCGGTTAATTGCGCCATGTTAATAATGGCTTCGTCACCGTGCATCAATACTGGATACCCGCTTTCGGGGCCACTGAAGATGCCACCATCGGCACCACTTAGTCCGCCCGAGCCGCTAAAGTCCATTCCTAGATCGTTAATAAGTGCAGCTCCGGCGCCCCCTCTGCTTTCTCTTAACGACTGTGTTTCAGCAGTGGCTCTATTTGGTTCACTACCACCAGTTTTACCACTAATGAAGTCCAGTGCCTTCATAAATGCTTCATGCATCATCTTTGAATTCTTAACCAACAAGTTGGCATAAGCGTCAAGATGTTTACCTGCTTCTTGCTCCATACTAATCTGTATGCTCTGCATGGTCTTATTAAGATTAATAAAACTCTGTTCAGTACTGCCGGTTACTGCTGCCAAATCCATTTGCTTTTGTGCTGCTTCCTCAGACGCGGTTCCTACATTCTCGCCAACACCCGATGCCAGTACTTTATCGCCAACACTGGCAATCTTAGATCCAACCTCGCCTGCGGCACCATATATGTTGGCTAAACTGGTTGCTTGAACAGTTTGATTCTGTTCCATTTGTTTTCTGGCTGTTCCCATTCGGTCGGCAGTTATTTTAACAACATCCTTGTCACCATCTTTGACACTTTGAGCAGTCTTCATTACTAGGTCGTGCAGTTCTTTATTGGCAAGAATTGCAGGGTCTGTGATAACACCTCCGGCTAATTGTTGCGTCAGTGCAGCCTGCACCTCTGGACCAAATTTGGCCAATGTGCTATTGGCTTTAGTGAATGCATCCTTTTGGTCTGTGTCTAGTTTACCCATTAATGCGCCCTTCATACTTTCCTGACGGGCTTTTTCCATTAACTTTTTAGCATCTTCACCAGTTATATCACTGATGACTTTTAAATTCTTAGCATAGTCTTTCATGCCCTGTTGTAGTTGCTCAGGAGCGATATTGCGTATATCTTTTCCAGCGGCTTTCTGCTGAGCCATGTAACTGGCTTGTATCTCCATTTGTTCTTGGTATCCATATCCAAGTGCCATAAGAGAATCGCTTGCACTTGCACCGCTACCTGCCAACTTTGTGGACATGGCTTTAAAGTTTTTTGCCAGTAATGCAGCACCTTCGCCTTGACTCAGCCCTGCATTACGTAAACTTTCTGAACTGGCTTTGGCACCTTCTTGTAGTGTTTTTAATCCAAGGCCAGCATCGTTTGCTACATTACGCATCTCTGTCATGCCACCGGCAAAACTTGCACCTTGAGCCGTATATTCTTTAAGAGCGTCTGCAGACTTTTGAAACTCTTTGGACATGATGTCGTTGACAACATGTGCCATTTGGGCCGCAAAGTCAATTGCGGCCTGGGCTGCTTTGTCAAGTCCTGCGGCGACACCACCTAGGCCCGGTACCATGCCCAGTAATCCAGTAGTAGCACTAACTGCACCTTTGCCCAATGTTGCCACGATGTCGATGGTAGTATTCATTTGACCCGATGCAGCCGCAATTGGATTCTTGGCCATGTCATCGTACATGGTGGCCATTTGTGTACCTAGACTCAACGCAGTCTTAGATAAACTTGCAAAGGTTGATGTCACTGCTCCAGCCACTTTGGTCTGCATGTCGCCATACTTGGCAGTATCTGCGGCCTTTTTGGATTCTCTATCGGCTTCTTTTAATTTCTGCTTCTTAGTGGTATCATCAAGCCCTTCGAGACTCTTGTTAAAATCCTCTATGCGCTTTTGTTGTTCTTTTTGAGCTTTGACCAGAGCCGAATTATCTGCTTGCTTGGCTCGTTCACTTTTCAGTGTGGCCGCAAGTATCTTTTGAAGTGTTTCTTCCGTGGCCGCATTGATGGCTTCTACTTCGCCAATGTTGGGTATGTTGATCTTTACTGAGGCCATATATTAGGTAATAAATATAATATCACACATATATTTATGGAGTTCAAAAACTATGGTTAATCCGCTAGCCAAACATTTCCGTCAGCCTGCAATTTATCTAAAACTACCCAGTAGCGGGCATTTTTACCCCGAGGGAACTCTAGACTTGCCAGTTGACGGTAAAATACCAATTTACTCAATGACTGTAAAAGACGAAATCACATTGAGAACTCCTGATGCTTTAATGAGTGGTGGTGGCATGATAGATGTAGTTAAAAGTTGTTGCCCTAATATTAAAGATCCTTGGGTTATGCCGTCTGTTGACCTAGACGCTGTTTTTATCGCTATTAGACTTGCTAGTTATGGTGCCGGCATGGACGTTACTACCAAGTGCCCGCATTGTACAACATCAAACGAACATACCGTTGACTTACGTGGATTACTAGATAATGTCAAACCTGTTAATTTTAAAGACCCAATTACCATAGATGGGCTTAAATTCCAATTTAAACCACAGAGATATCAAGATATCAATAAAGTTAACTTATTAACATTTGAAGAGCAACGACTAGTTAACACAATTATATTAAATGACGAACTTAGCCAAGAAGAAAAGAACCGGCAATTTACTGAAAGTTTTGAAAAAATTAACAAAATGAATGTAGAAACTGTAGTAGTATCCATTAAGAGTATTACCACCGAAGAAGGCGAAGTAGTAACAAACACTGTTCAAATCACAGAGTTCTTAGAAAGTTGCAATCGTAAGACTTATACAGATATTAAAGAAGCAGTACAAAAACTTATTGATGCTAACAAGATGGCACCGATTGACGTACAATGTGAAAACGAAGACTGCTTGAAAGAGTACCCAACCACAATAACATTTGATCAATCAAATTTTTTCGGCTAAGGCTTTTGTCTCTAACTGATAATAAAGATATTTTTGCATTATTAGAAAGATATGATCGAGAGGCAAAAGCCTTAAAAGAAGAAATGTTACGTATTTGTTGGTACATGAGAGGCGGCATTACTTATTCTGAAGCAATGGAATTGGGATCAGAAGAAAGAGAATTAATAACTAAGATAGTTAAAGAAAACATGGAAACAACAAAGAAATCAGGAATGCCATTCTTTTAATCATGAAAACAATTGTATTATTGGCCTTATACGACGAAGCACCAGACCTAGTAGATTTACCTTTTGTGTTTTACACAGGGGTAGGCAAAGTAAACGCTGTCGTGGCATTACTTAAAAAGAATTTCAATCCCATTCAAATCACGTGCGGGGTAATAATCAATCTCAGCTTCTTACCTGGCGAACAACTACTAAGAGATCATCAAATTGATTTAACGAGTTTAGAAACATATTAAGATGTCTAACGACATCTGTTGTTTCGCTTGTCAGCTCACAACACAATTGAATTCATAGAGCAGAGCGATATTAGTTTCATCCAGATCAATCAGTCACACTTTGCCCGCACAGGGCAAAAATGAAATGCTGCCTCATCCGAGTCGCACAGTCACTAGTGTTAAAGCAATTACAGAGGCGGTTGTCCGGTACCTCGAGCTCAGTTCTTATCACAACGGCAGTTTGCACATCATACACTAACATGTTGTACAAACCTGTACTATCGCTAGTACGTCTTTTCAGCCTTTAAAAATTTTGTTCAAACAATCAAACCACGGCAATTAGTGATCTTCGTCCGGTCAAGGATAGTGATTGAGTGCTCTGTACGGCGCAGAGTCTTCCGTCCGAGTGACACAATGTCCTCTTTTCATGGGCACACGCGGTAAACCTGTGCGAGTCTTATCCGTTTAATTTGTTTATAATGTGGGAGCCATGGACACGAACACTGATTTGTCCGTTGTAATAATCTGTAGATTCTAATACTCTATGTGTAAACTGTTCTCGAGCTTCAATGTAACTACATTCTGCTTTTGATCTACAATAGTAGAGTATTTCTCTGGTGAAGTTTTCGGTGCCGTGAGTTTGAACGTCTTTGTTTAATTGATCGTTTGAGCCATAATATTCGCGCCAATCAGAATCTATTTTGCTTCTGATTTTCTTTTTCTTTTTTGTACCGTTTTTGAGTTTGACTGTTTTGTATGTGGTTTTTGCGAATTTTGCTAGTTTTTTGCCTATGTACTTTTTGCCAGATAGATTATTTGTGATCAGATATACGAATCCTACGCAGTCCTCAGGGAGAGCCTCGATGGGTACATTCTGATAGAGCCATGTCATGTATTATAGTTATGCCTAAAGGTGCCATGATAAAATATTATTACAATTATGTTATGTCTACGTCAGTATTGTAACTGGTAAACCCATTTTCTTTAACTACGTGTAGGGTATTATTCACACGCCCTGCTAGTTCATCTTTGTGCGAAACTAGCCAAATTGACTTGTTACTGTCTCTGCTCATTTTCTTTAGAATAGCAAGACTGTTTTCAACGCCACTACTGTCCATTCCCGAATCAACAAGTTCATCAATGAACAACAAATTAATAGGTTGGTACAAACTTTCCCATACATCACGGAACGCCCAACTCAATGATAGAATCAATCTGTTACGTTCGCCCCTACTCAAGTTGTCAAAGTCTAAGTCTCTACCTAGTTCACTGATAGCCACGGTCAAGTCATTATTAAATTTAACAGTATGTGGTAAGCCAATACGATCTAAGTATTGTCCTAAACGTGCATTCAAGTAACTCAGATTCTGATCAATAATACGCTTACGGATAAAACTGTCTTTATTGGTTAACAATTTAAGCAAGAACTCTTGATGTAGTTTAACACGATCTAATTCGTTCATTAAGTTGTATGTGATTTCTTCTACAGCTTGCTCGCTCATTTCTCGAATCTGTTCGTCGTAGGGATCCGCTTCTTCTTGCTTGGCAGTTAACTGTGCAAGGATACTGCCCATGCTACTACGATGTTCAAACGCATCTGATTCCTTATCGTAATAGACCGTAGGTGCAACACCTAGCTCACCTAATTCTTTTAATGTATCAGTATGTTCCATCCATTGACCGTTTGTGGCTAGTGCTTGTAGTGCGGCTTCTTGTAATGCCTTCTTCTTTTCCTCTAGCAATGTTACTTGCTTATCGTCATGGAATGATTGTCCACAACTATGACAAGTATGATTTTCTAAACTAGCAATGTCTGTTCGAAGTTTGGCAATCTCTTTATTTTCGCGCACCTCGTCTAGTTCACAACGCCGGATCCATGAGTTTAACTCATTGATGGCTTTGCGTTTAACATTGTAATCAGTTAATTCTTTGTGGGCCACAAGTTCTGCTTCAATGTCTAGATGACTTAACTCATCAAATGCAGCCTGGAGCCGTGCAATGTCGTCTTCGTGCTTACGTACCCAAA